AGAGATATAATTCGAGCCCACGAAAAAGCAACATATGGTGAAATTGTATATAATCTTCAAGCAGTTGCATTAAACATTCTTGAACCAGTAAAGAAGATATATCCTAATATGTTTGTTACTTCTGCTTTCAGGGATCCGGGGAATGCATCTAATGCTAAGACCTCCCAGCACCCTTTAGGCCAAGGTGTCGATATACAATTTAAAGGTATTACAAAGAAAGAATACTTTGAAATAGCTACTAAACTTGCAAAAGTTCTTAAATACGACCAGATGATATTAGAGTATTGTAGCTATGCCAACAACCCATGGATTCACATCTCTTATGCTGTCAAGAACAGAAGTCAGGTATTAACTTTCCATAACCATAAGACCCACTCTCAGGGCTTGACCCAGTTAGCATAATGGCCGGAGTTGCAAGAATTGGTGATAAAGACACCAGAAATGACACTAAAAATAATGGTAGTTCTACTGTTTTTGCAAACGGGCTTGGTGTTGTTCGAATTGGAGATAGAGACACGCGTCTAGATACAATGGTAGGGGGAAGCTCTACGGTCTTTGCTAATGGTAGAGGGGTTTGTAGAATAGGCGATAGAGACACAAGAAACGATAGTATCCGAGAGGGAAGCTCAGACGTGTTCGCTGGCTAATATAAATATAAACATGGCTACACGAAATACCAGACAATATTCAGATTTTAATCTTCTTTTTTCTTCTCATCCAGTAACTGGTGATGTCACGAGAAAGAACGATGAAGAAGCTGTTAAGCAATCTCTTAGAAATTTAATATCTACGAGGCACTACGAGCGTCCCTTTCATCCTGAAATTGGTTGTCAGATACACGGTCTTTTATTTGAGAACTTTAATCCTGTGACTGCACAGGTTATGAAAAAGACTATTTTTGATACTATTAATAAGTTTGAGCCGAGAGCAACGGTGTTAGAAGTTGTACTGCGTGAAAAAGCAGATAATAATGAAATTGTTTGCGATATAATTTTTAGACTTAATAACTCCGATAGACCCATTACTTTAACAACCCTAATAACAAGAGTAAGATAATGTCTAACTTAAGAATTGCCGAGCTTGACTTTGATCAGATCAAGACTAACTTAAAAACGTTTTTAAACGCTCAAACCTAATTTACCGATTATGATTTTGAAGGCTCTGGTCTATCTACTCTGTTAGATGTGCTTGCTTACAACACCCACTATAATGCTTACTTGGCTAATATGGTAGTAAATGAGATGTTTTTGGATTCTGCTGTAAAAAGATCTTCAGCGGTTTCTATTGCCAAGCATCTAGGTTATACCCCGGTATCAGCCAGAGGTGCAGTTGCTAATTTAGATATTGTAGTTACTAATCCATCTAATTTACCTGCTTCTCTGACCATGGATCGTTACACCCCCTTTACATCTACAGTAGATGGGGTATCTTATACCTTCCTTACTACTGAGGCAAAGACCGCCTCCAGGGTAGGTTCAACGTATACATTTGCAGACGTAGATGTAACAGAAGGTACATTGTTAAGTTATAGTTATGTTGTAACCGATATAACACCGGCTGCTAAGTATGAAATTCCTAATGATGCAGTTGATACTACTACCATTAAAGTCAGTGTTCAAACATCTTCTTCCGATACAACCACCAGCACCTATACACTATCAACCGATATTACCGGTATAGGAAGTACGTCGGCGGTCTATTATCTTGAACAAAACCCTCAAGGTAGATTTCAAATTTACTTTGGTGATGGGGTAATTGGAAAGAGTCTTTCCGCTGGTAATATCATTACATTACAATACTTAATAGCAACTGGGTCGGCAGTTAATGTCTCAAGTACGATTGCTCAATCCTTTACTGCAGGTACTACTATTGGGGGTTCAAGCTCAATTGCTATTACTGTTAATAGCAATTCGACTGGAGGAGCGGATGCCGAAAGTATTTCATCAATTAAATTTAATGCACCTAGAGTTAATGCATCTAAAAATAGAGCTGTAACTGCAACTGATTATGAAGCTCTAATCCTTGCAAATTATGCAGGCGCAGAATCTGTAGCTGTTTGGGGTGGGGAAGATAACGATCCCCCCTTATACGGTAAGGTATTAATTTCTTTAAAGCCATACTCAGGATTTGCTATATCAGACGCTACTAAGAATAATATTAAAACTAATATATTAAAATCTAAACAAGGTATTACTATAATTCCCGAGTTTGTGGATCCTACTTATTTCTACGTTAATATTACAGCTGATATTGTGTACAATTCTTCTTTAACAACTATATCGTCTGAACAGGTCAAATCTCAAGTTAATACAGCCATTACAGATTATTTTTCAACTAACTTACAGAAGTTTAATAAAAGTTATATTCATTCAGCTTTAACAAATTCAATTTTAGCTAAGAACTCCTCTATTACCAGCGCACTGGTTAATTTAAAATTGCAGAGAAGAATTATACCGACGTTAAATACTATTAACATTTTTAGCGGCGACACATCAATAAAGTTTAGAAATTCTTTAAAACCTGGTTCAATTACATCAAGTTATTTTTACACCGTTATTAACAGTGTAACTTTTTTAGTTAAAATTACTGATTTACCAGATACCTCTCCAGCCAGCGATACCGGGTCTGGTACTTTAAGACTTGTTAATATAGTGAATGATTCAGTTTTACTGACTAATATAGGTACGATTAACTATGGTACAGGTATAGTTAGTTTAACTAATATCACCCCTGCAGGTCTACCAGCCGGGGTAGCTGATATACGTATTACTGGAAGCATACAGGAAAATAATTATAATTTAGTAGTTTCTAGAAATGAAGTTCTTGTACAAGATGATACAACAACAAATAAAATTGGTGGCTTAGTTGCTGGTACTACAGTAACAGTTACAGCATTATTATAACATGGCAACTACAAGAATTAAAGACAAGGTATCAGAGCTTGTAAATAGTCAGCTACCTGAATTTATCAGGTCTGATTATACAACCTTTGTTGCGTTCTTACAATACTATTATCAGTTTTTAGAACAAGACCAAGGCGCTCTTGAACTCGTTCAGAATGCAAGACAGTACAGTGATATCGATCAAACTACAGAATCATTTGTTAATTATTTTTTAACAAATTACGCTAAAGACTTACCTGTAAGTTTATTAGTCAATAAACCTCTTCTAATTAAAAAAATTAAAGGGCTGTATGCTGCAAAAGGCAGTACATTATCTATAGAAACTCTCTTTAAAGTTCTATATGATACAGTTGCTGTTACTAATCACCCGTATGACTATGTATTAAGACCTTCTGATGGTAACTGGAACCAACGTTCTTCAATACGAGTTTACTTAACTAGCGGAAGTGTTGAAAGCATTACGGATAGATTTTTAAATTTAACCAAAAATAATATTGAATATTCTGCAGCAATTACAAGAGTCAAGAGTATTTCTTCTGACTTATATGAAATTTTTTATAATAGTAGATCTAATGTACCTTTTGAAATAAACGATGAGGTATCTGTAAATACCTCAACCAGTACAATTTTTACAGGTACTGTAAAGCCCACTACTACCAGTTATCAAATTAGCTACGGTGGTACAGGGTTTAGAGTAGGTGAAGTATTTAATATAAATGTCGGAGGCACAGATACTGTAGTTAGAGTTACTAGGGTTGGAACCAATGGGTCTATTCAGACATTAAAGTTTATTAACTTTGGTTACAATTATAGTAGCAATATTACTATTTCCCTATCTGTAGAGACAGGGGCGGTGTCTTCAACCAAGTACTTTACTACTAATACTGGCGGATTTCAAGAAAGTGTTACATTAGTAAGCATACACTCAAACGTAGATGTAAATAGATATTTTGATTCAGATTATGTTACTCCCTTTGCATATACAGGTAACTTGTTATCTTCTACCACTACTACCTCTCAATTAACTACCTCTGCAACTACTGCAAGTGCCTCCAATCCTGCTGATGCAATTATTAGTTTTAACATTGGTGCAATAGCAAGATATCCTGGGGAATATATTGCAACTCCAGGCTTCTTATCAGAACCTGATGTGCGATTACAAGATCAATATCTGTACCAACCGTTTGCCTACCAAGTTGAATCTGAGCTTGATATAAGTGTTTTCTATGATATTGTTAAAAAATTAGTTCACCAAGCAGGTACTAATTTATTTGTAAATAGGGTTCTAACTACTATTGCTAATGTTAGCGCAAATGTAGAAGTAGTTTCTTCTAAAAACGTATTTACACAACTTAACAGTGTATTTAATATTTTAGATAGTAGGGTATATCAATTACAAAAACCTCTTGCAAATGTTCTAAGCATATCAGATAACTTTATATCTCTAGATGTTTATAAACCAGTATCTGATACTGTAACTATTTCAGATTCATTTAATTTAATAAAATATCTTGAATCATTCTCAGACAATGTAACGGTATTGGAATCTTTTAATTTTGTAACGGGGTCTAATTTATCTGACAATCAATCCCTTTCTGATGAGTTACTACAGGTATTTGGTAAAAATATTGATAATAATTTAAGTAATGTTTCTATCACAGATTCGGGTTCAGGTATAATTGTAGATTATGCAACTGATTACTTTAATGAAATTTATGCTGGTACACCAGTGATCACGTTTTAGTAATATAAATATATAAAAAGAACTTTTTAAGGAAAAAACATGTTTACAGAATCAGTAAGTATTAAAGGTAATCTTGAAGTTATTCTTCTTGATGAAAAAGGTATTCAAAAAGATTATCGTAAGATAGATAATTTGGTAGTAGCGGTAGGAAAGCAAGTTATTGCTGCTCGCTTAATTGGTAACACTATTGCAATTCCTAGTCACATGGCTGTGGGTACGGATACTACCGCTGCGGCCACCGGTCAAACTGCATTAGGGGGTGAAGTTGGGCGAGTAGTATTTGACTCTACCACACGTACAACTAACGTTCTTACCTATGTAGCTACCTTTCCAGCTGGTACAGGAACTGGTGCTCTTACAGAAGCCGCTATTTTAAATGCCTCTTCTACGGGTAATATGTTATGTCGTACAACCTTTAGTACGGTAAATAAGGCATCTGGGGATACTATTGTCATTACCTGGAACGTTACTGTAGCCTAACATGTCTTTTCTTTTAAAAGATACCATTCACCGCTCATTGGTGGAGTCGGTTTATAATGAGTTTTTATCTCGTAGAGCTAACTATTACTATTTTATTGGTAATATTTTAGAATGGGTTGTACCCGCTACACCTGGGACTCCTGAGATAACTCAGGCTTACGAAGACTACACGCGAAATGGTATCTTAGGTATTAAAAGAATAAATTTAAGAGATGTGTCTTTTGTTGTACCTAGGTATGATTGGGAAACCGGTACAGTATATGATCAGTACGATGGCAACTACAGTGCTACAGTTACGGCAGAATCTGGAGCATCCAGTTTAAAAGCTGCTCAATTTTATGTACTGACCAGTACTTTTGCAGTGTACAAATGTATATTTAATAACAACGGAGCAGCTTCTACTGTTGAGCCTTCTGGACAAGATGTAACTACTCTTACTACAGCTGATGGGTATGTGTGGAAGTATATGTATACAATCCCTCTATCGGCCCAAAACAGATTTCTTACTCCTACCTTTATGCCTGTACAAAGGGCAGTAACTAATGCTTTTTATTCAAGGGGTGAAGTAAGTAGCATAACTATTGATAGCAATGGTTCAGGTTACACTGGTAACGCACTAGTTTCACTTTCGGTGCTTGGTGAATTTACTGGAGGTTCTGGTAATTCAATTGCTAATATTAGACCGGTATTTAATACATCAGGTGAATTTATTAAAGTATTGATAGATGATGCTGGAGCAAAATATAAATCTGCAAACATAAGAATTAATAATTCAGGTTATTCAGGACACAGTGAATTTAATAATATTAGTAATGTCAGTATTTACAGCACTGGGGCAGGATACCTTACTAATGTAAGAAATAATACTACCGTAACTATATCAACAACCGGTAATACTCAACCTACTTCAAATGCTTTTGCTAGTCTTGTTTACGGCAGTACCAGTAATTCAATTGTAGGGGTTACACTAACTAATAAAGGATATGGTTATTCAGCTGCCGCAAGGTCAAATACTACTATTAGTATTGCAACGACTGGTAACAGCCAACCTACTTCCAATGCTACAGCTAATTTAAACTTTTCTACCAGTGCAATCCTTACCCCAGTATTGTTAATGGGCAATTAGAAAGAGTATTAATTGAAGATGGGGGCGTTAATTATTCATCAAATTTAAATACTACTATTTCTTTAATAGGCGATGGTACAGGAGCAGTTTTAACTCCATTTGTAAATGCCGCTGGTCAGGTTGAAGATGTTATAATTGAAGAACGCGGTAATGGGTATACACATTTAGAAATAACTTTTGCAAGCGCTACTGGTAGTGGTGCTAATGCTTTTCCAAATCTTTCAGCAGAAGATCTTAATACTTTACAGACAGTTGTTGAATTATCAGCTATTAATGGTGGTATTCATGCTTTTAGAATAGCCAACGTGGGAAGCGGTTATTCCTATGCTAACGTAGTAGTTACGGGAGATGGGTCAGGGTTTGCAGGAAACGTAGTGCTTGCAAATAATACCATAAGTTATATTACAGTTCAGTCCCCAGGAGTAGGGTACACGTTTGCAAATGTTACAATAACAGGCAACGGAGCTAACGCTAACGTGTCAGCTATTATTTCTCCAATTGGGGGTCATGGAAGCGACCCAGTTAAAGAATTATTTGCAGATACTTTGATGTTTACATCTACTATAAATAATGAGAAGAATCACGGTGTCTTGGTACAGAATGATTACAGACAGTTTGGTATTATAAGAGACTTAGATAAATTTACAAATAAACAGGCTTATGCCAACATTACTGGAAGCGCATGCTATTTGGTAACTACAGATACCGTTACCGGGCTTGCTCGCGATAGTGTATTGACTATTACTATAAATGGAGCTGAGCGTAAGTATGAAGTTGTTGAAATTGTCAGTTCTACCAAGCAATTGTTACTTCAAGATAAAAATAATTATGCTTTATTAGTAGGAGATGTTTTAAACGATAAAACTTCTAATCTTAATTACATCGTATCTGTAATTAATAAAACCCCCGATATAAATAAATTTAGCGGTGACTTGTTGTTTATAGATAATAGAACAGCGGTAAGTTACAGTGAACAACAATTAGTTACTCTTAGAACAGTACTCAAATTATAACATAGGTAAGAGATGGCGATTAATTTTAACACTGACCCGTATTACGATGACTTTAGTGAAAGTAAAGAATTCTATCGTATTCTTTTTAAACCTGGTCGCGCCGTACAAGCCCGTGAGATAACGCAATTACAGACAACCCTACAAAATCAGATTGCCCGATTTGGACAGAATATATTTAAAGAAGGCGCAATTGCAATTCCTGGTCAGCAAATATTTGATAAATTTTACAGCTATGTAAAGCTTACCAGTGGCTTTAACAGTGTAACATCAGATGATATTTTACAAGATTTAGTAGGTGGTACTGTCATTGGTCAAACTACTGGGGTTACAGCTCGTGTTGTTAACTATGCTGTGTCTGCAAGTGGGGATCCATCTACAATTTATGTAAAGTACACAGGATCGGGCACGGATAGAACCACCACAGTTTTTGCAGACGGAGAGCTGTTAACCTTTGCATACGGTACTAATAGTACCGCTGTTTTACAAACTGCAGCTGCTTCAGCTACTGGTAAAGGCGTTGCATTTTCAATTGCAGCTGGTGTTATTTTTTGCAAGAACCATTTTGTATACTTTGGAGATGAAACTCTTATTGTTTCCAAGTACAGTGATACACCATCAAAATCTGTCGGCTTCTTAGTCACTGAAAGTATTATTACATCTGATGGAGATGAAAGTTTATTAGATCCTGCTGCAGGCTCAAATAACTACTTTGCACCAGGCGCAGATCGGTATTCAATTAACCTATCTCTTCAATCTAGAACTTTACCAGAAGCTGATACCGTAGATGCTAACTATGTAGAAATTTCTAAAATACAAAACGGTATTATGATCTATCAGAAGTCTGCTTCTGATTATAACGTGCTGGGTGATACATTAGCTAGACGTACATACGACGAATCTGGTAACTATGTTGTCAGGCCTTACGGTATAGAAAATATTGAGCACTTAAGATCTGCAAATGCAAGTATCAGAGATGGTTTATATACTGCTAATTCCGGGGGAAATGCAGCCCTAGTTGCAAGTGTAATATCACCTGGTAAAGCTTACGTATTGGGTTATGAGATCGATCAATTAAAGAGTATGTATGTAGTTAGCCCAAAAGCAAGAGATTTTGTAGAGGTTAACAACAGCACCGTATCTACTTTAGTTGGCAATTATGTTACTATTACC